CAATATGAGTTAATGTTTATAAATCCCACCAATCAGAAGGTTTATGAGTTCCTTGCTGTTGATGGCTTAACCTACTCAAGCATCTGCTTTAGCTTCTCACCAACCTATCGGAGTGATGAGGGCATCAACGAGGTAGTCCTAAATATATTCAACGATCTAATTCCTGACCCTTACTATGTATGACGAACTTACTGCAAGTTGTGGTGGCAAGCGAAGAGGCTGCTGCATTATTGAGCTTCCACATGATTCTAAGCCTACTGACATTGACTCTGATTGCTCTGATCAGTGCAGCTTTTTCCTTGTTTTTAGACTATCTGCTGGAAGACCATCCCATTGGGCAATGGTATCTGTTCCAAATTCAGAAGTTGCCGACTTTGTGGGCCAAGCCACTGGGTGAATGTCCTTATTGCTCAGGAGCATGGCAGTTCCTGATTATCTCATGTCTTATCTTTAACCAACCATTCTATTTATGTTCAATTTTTTTAGGAGCAAACCATCTATTCCTGCTCCTCCTGTCGTTAATGCAGAAACGGATGTTGTCAATAATCCGCAAAAACCAAGGTATCAAGGAGTAGCCCCGAAAGACAGATGGGATCAAATTGAGTATGCCTTTACTTCAGGAGGTGTCAAATACTTCAAATTCGTATCTGAGGTTAATGTGCCATTTCAAAGGGCAGTTGCTGCAAGGGATATCTTCACTGAAGAACTTTGGCAGATCAATCCCGACTATTTAAGAGGCTGGAACAATGGGCTAATCAACCTATTGATGGACAAGAAGAAGAAGGATGAGAAGAAGCTATATGAGGTTGGCATTATGGCCTCAAGGCTTAAGGAGCAGATGGAGATGTCTGTTAGCATGCTCAGGCAGTTAAAGCTTGCAACAGTTGTCTACTTTGATGAGCAAGAGAATCCTTTAGACTATCAGTATCCATACAACAAGCAGAAGCTTGAGCATTGGATGAAGTCCAATGATGTAGAGGGTTTTTTTTTGAATCTGCCGGAGTATGCCTTTCTGCCCTCTTCGACAGAATTCAGCATGAATTTCCAGACCTATTTGCAGGGCGAAACAATACAAAGCCTAAACCTCCTGAAACATATTATTTCACTTCAATCATCAGACAGCACAGACAAAGATTTAGTGAAGTCTTTAGAATCGCAGCTGGAGATGCTCAAAGAATTAAATTCCTGGTCGAAAGGCCAGTCTATGAATACTATCTGATTTATTCAACTTGGATAACAGAGCAGAAGTCCAAGAGGAGTCAGAGATAAGATACTTTTTTTTTATGTGTTTCATTTAAGTTCAAAGAGCCTCCCAAATTGGGGGGCTTTTTATATTAACTTTGTGACAAATAGAAGAACATGGCAATCTCAAGTAACGATATAAAAATTAAGTATGTCATTGATGACTCTGAGCTAAGGAAGGCAGCCACCAGCTTTGATAAGCTGACTCAGGAAGAGCAGGATGCCATTGCCTCAATGAAGAAGCTTAACACCGAGCTAGGCAACACTGGAAAGAAGGCAACAGAGACAGGCAATAAGCTTGAAGGAGCATTTGATAAGGGCAAAGAAGGTGTTGGTGGCTTTAGCAAGAGCCTTGGAAGTCTTGGGCCTGCAATTATAGGAGCTTTCAGTGTGACTGCTGTGCTTGGCTTTGCTAAGGCTGTGTTTGACACCACTGCAAACTTTGAGAAGCTTGGGGCAGTCCTTAAAAATACTTTGGGCAGTGGGGCGCAAGCATCTCTTGCTCTTGAAGGAATCAAAGAGTTTGCTAAGACTACACCTTTTGCAGTTGAGGAACTTACTGCAAGCTTTGTGAAGTTAGCAAACCAGGGCTTTGTGCCTACTACTAATCAGCTTAGAAAGCTTGGAGACTTAGCCTCCTCAACAGGTAAAGGATTTGACCAATTGACTGAGGCCATTATTGATGCTCAAGTTGGAGAGTTTGAAAGACTCAAAGACTTTGGAATTAGGGCAAGCAAAGAAGGGGATAAGGTTAAGTTTACTTTTAAGGATGTTGAGACACAAGTTAAATTCAACAACACAGCTATTAGGGAATACATTTTATCCCTTGGTGACTACGAAGGTGTTGCTGGTTCTGCTGCTGCTGTTTCCGCTACTTTAGGAGGTAAGGTTAATAACCTTGGAGATGCATGGGATAGCTTTTTGAATTCAATTGGAACTCTGCTAAAACCAACATTAACAAAAGCACTTGAAGCTACTGCCGAATTTATGGATGACATAAATAAGCTATTTAAGTTAGGCACAACAACAGCACAAGATATTGAGCAGGCTGAATTAAGAGGATTTAAAAGCTTTCAGGAAAAGACTGCTACTATGACTGATCAAATGCTCGAAGAGAGATCAGCAAAGAATAGTCAATCAATTAAAGATTTTGAAAAAGAATCTAATGAAATTATTAAAGTATTAGGTAGAGGTAAACCAATAAATGTAGATGATTTTAGTTTTGATGCAAGAGGTCAAAAATTAAAATCATTGATCGAGCAAATAGCAGTCTACAAGGGAGAAAATGATGCCATCAATGAGCAGATAAAGCTAAGGAATGACAACATAGCAAAGACTGTAAAGGTTACTGCTGAGTTCTTAGCAGAGCAAAAGAAAGCTGCTGAAGAGCAGGCTAAGGCAGACAAGAAGGCTTATGAAAGCAGGCTAAAGATTCTTGAGCTTGAGAAGCAGCAGCAAGTCTTGATGGCTCAAATTCGGAATGATAAGTTGGGTGAAATTGGTGCTGAAAAGGTTTACCAAGAGGCAGTCTATAATCTTAAGAATGAATATAGTCAGAAGAACATAGGCATAACTGAACAAGAAGTAAAGGTTTCTGAATTGCAAAGAGATAAGGCTGCCAAGGATTATGAGGATGCTGCTAAAAAAGAATTGCTTATTACAAGACAAGTAAAGATTGCAGTAGTAGACGAAGATAAAAAAGCCTATGACAATAGACTTGCCCAAATGAAGAAGTGGCAGAAAGACTATGAGGCAGGCTTGGCAGAAGAAGTTGCTGCTAAGAAGGCAGCAGAGGATAGAAAGGCTCAGGTGCAGCAAAAGGGTGTTGAGCTTGCTCAAACAATTGTTCAAGGATCATTTGACTTATACCAGGCAAGCCTAAGCAATCAACTTAGTGCCTTAACAAAAAGATATGATGAAGAGGTAAGGCTGGCAGATGGCAACAAACAAAAGCTAACTGAATTGGAACTAAAAAAATCAGCAGAGGAAAGGGATATAAAGCTTAGACAATTTAGGGCGCAACAACTCTCTTCAATTGCCAATGTTGCTTTTGCTGCTGCTCCTGAGATTGTCAAGTATTCAGTAAGTGCGCCACCATTGGCAGCTTTAGTAGCTGCTATTGCTGCTGCTCAGATTGGCTTTGTGCTTGCTCAACCAGTGCCTGAGTTTGCAGAGGGTACTAAGGGCAAAGCCTTCAAAGGAGGTAAGGCAATGGTTGGAGAGAGAGGTGTTGAGAAAGTAATTACTGAATCCGGCAAAGTTTACTTTACTCCACCAACTGCCACACTGGTTGATTTGCCTAAAGGCTCTCAGGTAATTCCTAACCATGCACTTAGCAGGCAGGAGGTTTATTGGGGCAGTATGCAATCGGGCAGACAGGCAAGCAGTAGTAGCCCAATGATTGGCGAATTGAGAGAGCTTGGAAGCATCCTAAAAGGATTGCCCATTACTCAGCTCAACATGGATGAGAGAGGCTTTGAGAAGTTCATCAGAACACCAAGAAGGACAACTAAGATTCTTAACAATCGGTTTAGAACTGAGAATTAATGTTTGGTTTAGATAGAGGAAAAGGGGATGGCATTGCTATCCCTTTTTTTTGGCTAAATTTGAACCATGGCAGGATGGAGTTTTTTTTTAAATGGCACTCAGGTCGAAGAACCAATAGGCTGGGATGCCATTGAGTTCACAGCCATCAGGATGGAATCTCATGGTATAGATCAACCATTCTCTACAGAAGTTAAGTTTTACGAAAAAGGTGCTGCTTTAATTAAGGCACTTTATGACCAATACTTCATCAATGCAGAGATAAGCATTCAAATTACTTCAGATGTTGGCTATGCAGGCGAACCTTATGAGTTCAATGGCATGCTTAACCTCGCAATCTATGAGGAGTTTAATGTATGCGATACGGATAGCTGGGAGATAACTGTTGGCATCATTGATGATAACTTTAGAGAGCAGTTTAAGGCAAGAGAAAATATAGATATTGATTTATGTGCATTAAAAGACCTAAATGGAGATGCTATTGATCCATTAGTATGGAGAAGCACAAGGCTTCACATTCAAGACTTATACCTGATTGGCAATGGAGGAAACCTAAAGACCTCTGAGGTAATATTTGCTTACAACAACCCGGCAGTTGTGCCAATTTACTGGAACAAATCAGACTTTAAGGGCAATTATGGAAGCACATTTGATGTTAATAACACTTTAATAAGTGCTTGGGGTGATAGTCCTATATTTGTCAATAACGGTAGCATTGCAAGAACATTTACTTACACAGTTGATGTCAATGTTGATTTGACAAATATGAATGCATCAAATCCCTATCAAATGTTTATTACTCTCGGAGTAGTTTCAGGATCAACATTAATGTCATTTCAAACTGTTTATACAACTGCATTACTGCCTCCATTTAACACTGAGCATGTAGAATTTACATACACTTGGACAGTCACATTGCAACCAGGAGAGAAGCTGAACTATGTAATTGAAGGAGAGCTTCAAGGCAGTGCTGGAGGATATAAAGCTGAATTTGCTCTTGGCAATACATTTCAACTTGAGGAGACAAATGTAGATTCATGGTCATCCTTTTCTGAAACATTGACAATTGAAGAATATCTAAGAAGATGCATTTATGTGACAACTGGAAACCCTGATGGCTTGCTGTCAGATGTATTTAGTGAAGCAGATGGAGGCTGCTATTGGAATAGTGCCTTAACAAATGGAGTAAGGATTAGGCAGGCTCAAGTGGCAAATGAACTTAAGCCATATAAGACTTCATATAAAAAGATATTTGAGGGACTTGACAGAATCTTCTGCCTTGGTTGGGCTTTTGAATGGACAGGCACTGAATGGAAGATAAGAGTTGAGCCAAGGGAATACTTTTATCAAAATTTAATTAGCCAAACCTTTGAGAATGTTGGAGAAGTAACCACAATGGCTAAGGTTGATTTGCTTGCAAACAATATACAGCTTGGTTATGATGAGAAGTGGAAGAATATAGCCTTATCAGGAAGTTATGCAATTCACACTGATCGCAATTATTTTGTTGCTAACAGAGCAATGAATGAGAACTCTTCAGCAAAGTTAGACATCAGGAGCAACATCATCGGTGAAGGATATGCAATTGAGTTTAGCAGAAGGCTTCAGGCTTTCTTTGATGACTCAGGAAGTTCAGACAGGCCTAATGACTATGAAACATTTATAATTTGGCTAAATAGGTATGAGCTTATTATCGAAGATGTTGAATTGACATGCTATAAGCTTCCTGAGCAGACTGGAACAGAGATTTTTGCTCCTGGAACAGCAAGCCTCACAAGTAACCTAATTTTCTTTTCCAACAGCATTACAGGCAACCTTTACAATATATTTCACACACCAGCTCGGATTGCATGCAGATGGTGGAAAGTGCTTGGTATGCACACCTATGGACTGACTAATCCGAGGCTTCAGTTTCAGGTTGGAGAGTATCAGACAGCCTATGAGAGTGCAATATCCGACTCTTCTGAGCCATGCATTCAGATACCTTCTGAAGTGACCATAGCAGAGAACTCAGACATCTATGCAGACATCATTGTACCTGAAGCTGCGGAATATTTATTTAAGCCTATCGGAGTTGAATTTAGTTATCCGCAAAGTCTATGCGATTTCTTAACTTTGAGCCAAGATGAGCAATATCGGAAAGTTAGGCTCACTTCAGGCTCTTTGGATATTCAGGGATTTATCACTGAGGCCACCAATCAGCCGGAGGATGCTTCCGGAGGTACTACTAAGTTCACACTTCTTCAGGCTAATCAACTTGCAGCAACAGGCGCAGCATTCGATACAGGCTTTGATGATGGTTATCAAATTGGAGATTAATGCCTACTAATTACAACAGAGCCAATCTAATCACCGAGAGTGCAACACTCTTCCCCGACAACAATAGCCAACTAATTTCTCCTGCCGATTTAAGGTCTTGGCTTGACGATGGCACTACAAGCTTTGTAACTCAAAAGGACAAATCAACTCTTGAGAATGCAATCTTTGAGAATCAAGGATCAACCTTAGCCTCTGCTTCAACAGTTAATTTGAATTCAGCAACTGGGAATTACATCCACATTTCGGGAAGTGTAGCAATCAATTCCTTTGGCACTTGTCCGGCAGGGGCAAGGTTCATACTAATGTTTGAAGCCGCTGCGACCTTGATGTATAATGCGACAAGCCTAATCATTCCTGGAGGAACTAATAAGACAGTAGTAGCAGGAGACTGCTGCATGATTGTCTCTGAAGGCTCAGGCAATTGGAGGATTGTAGGCTACTTTGTTGCAGCAGGGGCAGGGGCAGGAACTATTACCGGAGTAACTGCTGGAACTGGCTTATCAGGAGGAGGCACAAGTGGGGCAGTAACTGTTAACCTTGCCAACACAACCGTAACTCCTGCTGCCTATACCAATGCAGACATAACAGTAGATGCCCAAGGCAGAATCACTGCTGCTGCCAATGGTTCAGGTGGAGGAGGTACTCCAGGAGGCGCAAACGGAGAATTTCAATATAAAAGTGGAGGCTCTTTTGCCGGAGCTGCGGAATTAAAATATGCAACTGGCTTTGTTGTGGCTCATACTCCTAAAATTGGAGATAGCAATACTACTGGTCACTTCCACATGCACAATGCAAGTACTGCGCCTACTGGTATCAATAATTACCTAACAATGTTTTGGCAGTCTGCCACAAGGGCATTAGGCTTTAGGTCTGAAACCGATGCCAATGAGACTTACATTCAATTAACTGCACCAACGGCAGACAGAACTATTACTCTGCCCGATGCAAGTGGTAATGTAGTCCTTGACACATTAACTCAAACACTTACCAATAAGACACTAACATCTCCATCAATAACAACTCCTGCTATTACTACTCCGGCAGTAACTGGGATAGCAACCTTTGGCAATGGCACAAGTGCCGGAGAGATAAGGCTTCTTGAGCCT